TCTCTAGCACTATCTTCGGAATCAGCAGTAATTTGTAGCCACTTTTTCTTGCCAGAAGAATACACAACTAGATTATATGTTATCATTATTCATTCTCCTGTTACATTTTTACACACTCTGGTGATTACCTTCGGTTTAAGACCTGAGCATACTTAACGGCACAAGTGTACCCTAGGGGATAGAACGAGTCTAGACACCTAAGCACCTGCACCGTGGCTTGAATCATTACCTTTCGGAATCGACCATCGCATAACGGCAACTATAATAATTGAGCTTTATATAATCTAAGATGTTCCAGTTGGCATAATGTTTCACCATCTCAATACTGAACAACAGGGGTCATCTCTTCGTGTTCCCTACGTGGTATAGTTGTTAAACCCATTGTACCACATTTTACTTCAACAAAGCCCAATCGAGTCCGAAAACGTGACGCATAAACTTTGTCTAAGAACACCGTTGACAAATATATAGATATGATGTATATATGATATGCGTAACGGCATTCATGTAGAGGGTAACACCAAATAATTAGATAGTCAAGCCTAAGAACTGGAATATTTCATTATGTTACTCTCTACATTCAAACTAACTTCCACAACAAATAATCAAAGCTATTGAATTAGTAATAAAAAGATGTTATCATGTCTTTATTGTAATCACTTGCTAGATAATATCTGTAAGGTGTCCGAACGTATTGCAGCATCGTTAGATGAGTTCAATTATTTTATAAACACCTTGAAGAAGTTATATAATGGCAACAAGTGGAACTACAACATATAATCCTGTATTTGCAAAGTTAATAGAAGAAGCCTATGACAACATAGGTATTGATTCAGCAGAAGTAACAGCAAGACATCTCGAACAGGCTCAAGCATCGGCAGAACTAATGTTTTCCTCATGGTCAAACAAAGGTGCTAGGCAATGGGCTATTACACAAACAACATTATCATTAGTGCAAGGCACAACATCATATACATTACCAACTAATATTATAGACGTTCTAAGTATTGTTCTAAGGCGTACCAGTGCAGGCGATGTATTTGACACACCTATGTATAGAGTATCAAGAAGTCAATATATAGAGATAGCTGATAAAACCATACAAGGTAGACCAAGCCAATACTTCTTGGATAGACAAAGAGATGCACCAGTAATATATTTATGGAATACTCCAGAGAATAGCACAGATCAATTAGTGTATAACTATTTCGGACGTACAGAAGATGCAGGTGATATATCCAATAATCTTGATGTACCATATAGGTGGTATGCTGCTATTGCAGCAGGACTAGCAGCAAGGCTATATCCAAAAGTATATATGGGTATGTCTACACAGGTAGTTTCACAGTCTGGCGTAGTGGGAGAAAGATCGATGTACTCTCAATCTGTTCATGCAACATTAAAACAAGAGGCATATACATCGTTCATGGAAGCTAAGTATGAAGATAGTGACAAGGCTGATTTAATATTCAAGGTTAATTTAACTAGGGGTAAAAGACGATGAGTCGCAAAAGAGAATGGGCGGTTGGTGAATGTGGTAGGAGCGGTCAGAAGATGCTTCTTAGCAAAATGGTTTATGATGGTTATTATAAGGGGTTATTGGTTCACCCTAAATGGAAAGAGAACGCACAACAGCAAGAAAATTTAGTTCCTATTCATGAGGAAACATCACTAGAACACCCTATGCCAATGAATGACGCATTTAATCAGATTGTCAAAGTACCATTATTTGATTTTGATTCATTTACAAAGGTAACATCAATGGTGAGTACATCTTTTATAGGTAGTGGGGTAGTTGTAACAGTATGAGTTTATCATTAACATATACATCTTTAATAGCCATGATACAAACGTGGGTGGAAGATAACAATACAGAGTTCACAACAGCACTTGATAACATTATTGGGTTAGGTGAAACTAGGTTAATTCGTGACTTGGATTTAGAGATATTCAGCACTACAAGCACAGGTACATTTACAGTTGGTAGTCAGAGTATTACAAAGCCATCTGGTGTTGTTGCATTGAAGTCATTATATTATACTGATACAAATAATGAGGAGGTTTACCTTAATAGAAAATCTGATGATTTCTTAACATTCTATTGGAAAAACGCAGCTACAACAGGCACACCATTATATTATGCAGAGAATACAGAAACCACTTGGAGAGTAGCACCTACACCAAGCACAGGAAGTACATGGACAGCTAGATATATCACAAGACCAACAGGGTTATCATCATCAACAGCAACAACATTTTTATCAACTAATGCCGCTGATTTATTATTCAAGGCTTGTTTGATAGAAAGCCAACAATATCTAAAACTAGACCCGAGTGAAGGTGGAGTAATAGGATTAATTACATCTGAATATAACAACTTATTGCCAAGAGCTAAACTAGAGTTCTTACGTATGCAGCAAATGGATTATCGACCGCTTGCATCTGGCACAACGCCAACACAGTAGGGGTAAGAAATGATTATCCAAGAATTATGCGATAGCTTTAAATCCGAAATATTACAGAAAGGTCATGATATTACTGCTGATACATTTAAGTTAGCATTATATGACTCATCTGCTTCATTGGATAGAACTACTACTGTATATTCCACAACTAATGAAATAACAGATAGTGGATATACGGCAGGAGGCAAGACTCTAACAGGTGGAGCTGTAACATTGGATAGTGGTGTTGCCGTGGTTGATTTCGATGATGCTGTTTGGACAAGTGCCTCATTTACCACAAGAGGTGGATTAATATATAACACATCAAACAGTAATAAAGCAGTTGCCGTGCTTAACTTTGGCATAGATCAGGTTAGTACAATAACATTTACATATCAATTCCCAAATGCTGATGCAGCTAGTGGAATTATAAGAATAACATAAGAGGGAATAATGGCTTCAACATACACACCAATATATGGCTTAGAAAAACAGGCTGATGGAGAAAATAGTAATACTTGGGGGCAGAAAGAAAATGCCACAAGGGTATTGGTTGAGGAGGCTATAGGGGGATTCTCAACACAGGCAGTTACATCTTTAGATATTACTCTAACTATGACTGATGGCGTTAGTAGCGTTATTAGAAATAAATGTATTGAATTTACAGGGATTAAAACAGCCAATAGAACTATAACTGTTCCTACTACATCGGGTAACTGGGTATTCTACAACAACACCACTGGCTCATTTACATTAACTGTAAAGACCTCCGCAGGTTCTGGAATAGTATTGGAGCAAGGCAAGCGTACTATTTGTTATGGTGATGGTATTGATATATATGTAGCTGATGATAAGTCAATAGCAGTTTCAAGGCTAGCTGATGGTACTGACGGTGAGTTAATTACATGGGATTCTTCTGGAGTAGCAACAACTGTTGCAGTTGGTACATCTGGTCATGTTCTAACATCAAATGGAGCAGGGGCAGCACCTACATTTAAAACAGCAGGTGGATTGGTTCTGTTATCAACCACTACGATTAGCAGTGCAGTAGCTAATGTATCAATCACATCTGGTATAGATTCTACATACGATAGGTATCAAATTGTTATTGATGATTTAAAGACTTCATCACAAGTTGGTATAAATTTATTATTCTCATATAATGGAGGGTCAACATATGCCGCAGGTGTACACGCAGGCGGGATATCTCGCAGCCATTCAGATACAAATGTAGTAGGATATAATTATTTTGTTGGTTCTGATAATCCAATATCAGCAGGTTTAGCAGTTGATGATGGTACGGTTTCATCGGCATCTAGCTTTAATTCCACTATAGAATTAATACACCCTAGTAGCACAACATCTTATATGAACTTTACTGTAAAATCTGTATTTAATGACTCATCTGGGGCTACTATATTCGTAGATGGTGGCGGTAAAGAAACAAGCCCGACATCTGCCGTTAATGCGATTAGGTTACAGGGGAGTTCTGGAAATCTAACAAGCGGAACTGTTAAACTTTATGGGATAGAAAAATAAGATATGCCATCATTACCATTTAACATAGCAGCAGGAATAAACACGGAGGCAACTGGAAAAGATGCAGAGCCTAAGTGGAAGGATTGTAATAGAATCCGCTTCCGTGGTGGTTATCCTGAAAGTATAGGTGGTTGGATTCCTGATAATAGTGATACTATATCGGGTGTATGTCGTGGTATAAACAACTGGGTAACAACTACAAGCCAAATATTAATAGGCTTAGGAACAAATACAAAACTATATATCTGGCAAGGTGGTGCTTATAGCGATGTAACACCATTATTCGATAGTACATCTGCACCATTTAGCTCAACAAAATTATCAAATGTATTTAGTAGCACAGCAGGTTCAGATTTAATATGCTTGGAGATAGTGGCACATTTAGTAATGCAACAGCATCACCAACTGATGGAACTCTTATTGACGGAACATATACAGTTATTTCAGTAACAGATTTAAACACATACGTTATTCAAATATCTTCTGCGGTAACCACAACGGAAGCTAGTTTTGGTGGAACTATTATTGATTATGATTATGAAATAAATATAGGTAAGGTTGATACAGCTAGTGCCTTTGGTTTGGGAGCAGGTGCTTGGGGTGATGGCACTTGGGGAACAATCAGAACGTCTTCATTAGGTGTTACAAAAGCTAGAACTTGGTCATTAGATCAATGGGGTGAGGATTTAATTGCGAATGTTAAAGGTGGTAATATTTATCATTGGGATGCTACTAATGGATTAACTACAAGGGCTGTGATTATTACAGGAGCACCCACAACAGTTAATTTTATATTAGTAACTCCAGTAAATAGGCAATTGGTGGCTTTTGGTGTTGGTACAGACCCTTTATTAATTCAATACTCATCTATGAATGATTTTACTGATTTTAATATACTATCTACGACAAATACCGCAGGTGAATTGCGTATAGATAAGGGTTCTGAAATAATAAGTGCCATAAGAACTAGAGGTCAGATAATGATATTTACTGATGTTTCTGCACATAGTATGTTTCCTACAAATGGCTCGCTTCTTTGGGGGATTAAAGAACTTGGTAATGGTTGTGGTATTGCAAGTCCTCATGCAGCAGCAGAACACGCAGGGATTGTACGTTATATGGGGATTGATAACTTTTATATATATGATGGATTAATAAGAATACTTCCTTGTGATGTATGGACTAAGGTATTTAAGGATATTAATTTATTCCAAAAAGAAAAGTTTCATACTTCTACTGTTATAGAACAAGACGAAACATGGTTTTTCTATTGCTCTTCTACATCTGATGAGATTGATAGATATGCGAAAATACATAATACATCTGGTATTTGGGATTATGGCACAATTGAAAGAACTGCTTGGGTAGATATAGGTCAAGGTGGTGGGCTAACTGTTCCTTATGCTATAGATGCAAGCGGAGTGTTATATCAACAAGAAACAGGGGTTAATGACGGTGTTACAACAGCTTTAAATTCATTCATTGAAAGCTATGATATAGATATAGCTACCAAAGAGGAAGTCGGTGGCTCAATGTTCCATATTAAGAAGCTACACCCTGATTTCAAGAGATTATCAGGTGATATTGATATTAGTCTTTCTGCTAAGCCATACCCACAAAGTGCAGCTACTACAAAAGTATATACAGCGGTATCTAGCACAGAAAGAATATCCACACGAGTACGAGGAAGACAAGTATCTATTAAGATGGCACAAAACCAGTTAAATGGAGAATGGGCTTCTGGTATCATTATTGCAGAGATACTTGTTGATGGGAGGAGATAAGAGTGGTTTTATTGCAAGAAAGATTGCCACAATTCGACCCTAATTATGATTACCAAAAAATGCGTAGTTTGGTTGATATACTAGAGAGGTCATTTGATTCTGGTCTTGGTGATGGCACTATTGCATTATCTACATTATCTACAACTGGAACAGCTAGCACTAGTACATTTTTAAGGGGAGATTACTCTTGGGCGACTCCTGCTGGTAGTGGTGATTTACTAGCTGCAAACAATCTATCTGATTTGGTAAGTTCAACAACGGCATTAACCAATCTTGGATTTTCGGCATCAATTACAGAGTTAAATTATACTAATGGTGTAACATCTGCAATACAAACGCAATTAAATAGCAAGGCAGCATCTACCCACACACATACTGAATCTGATATAACGGATTTAGGGGCATATATAACTGGCTCTAGTCCATCTATAACAACACCACGAATCACTACATCTATAAATGACTCTAGTGGAAATGAGGTTATTGAAACACCTGCCACAACTTCTGCCGTTAATCATATAAAAGTTACCAATGCCGCAACTACAGCCACACCTTCTATTGATGCAGTGGGTGATGATTCCGATATAGATTTATCCTTTGGAATAAAGGGTACTGGTACATATAAGTTTAAGGGTACATCAACAACAGCAGCAGCTATTCACTTATATGAAGATACTAGTAATGGTACTAATTGGGTTAGGTTTAAAGCTCCAGATAGTATTACTAGTAATAAAACCCTTACATTACCAGAGGCAACAGATACATTGGTTGGTAAAGCCACCTCTGATGCTTTTACGAACAAGACTGGTAATATATCAATGTGGACTAATGATTCTAATTATCAAAGTAGTCTTACTGCATATAAGACCTCTGATACAACGAGGGTTAGTGACATTACATGGACGGCAGACCCTCACCTTACTGTAACTGTTGAAACTAACTCAATATATAGATTTCATGGTAGATTATTTATAAATAGTCCATCAACAGCAGATTTTGCATTTGGGTTTACTGAAATAACCAGTGCTAGTGCAAAGTGGCATTTATCAACTATATCAGTATCAAGTTATAAACTGCTAAATGAAGGGCTTTCTGTAAATACCACTGGATCACCTAGTACAGAATGTCCATTTTTTGAGGGTATATTAATTACAGCAGGTACAGGAGGTCCTTTTGCAGTAGAGTGGAGGCAGAATACTAGTGATACTGGTAATACCGTACTTGAGCAGTATTCATATATGATGCTAGAGAAAATAGGGTAATATAATGTTATTGAGTTACATAAATAAATATGCTATAATAAAGCACTACAATCACTTGTATGATGTATTCAGCAAGGTGTACGGAATATCTTGTAGTGTCTTTTATAGACCTATTCCAACTAATAATACAACACCTTGAGGAAGATATGGCAAACTTTTTTGCAACACCAGACCCAAAATTAATACCTAATCAAGCACAATTTATAACTGATGCTAGTCAGAATATTGTCAATAAGGCTGCGGAAGTGGCGGATATACCTTATCAGCAATATGAAGGAACAAAGGTTGCTCCATTATCAGAAAATCAGAAAATAGCACAACAAGCAGCTAAGAACTATAGGGGTGGTGCATTTAGGAAAGATTACTTCGACCCTGCAAGGAATTTAATATCAGGTAATAAATATACGGCTGCTCCAGTATCGGCTAGAGATGTCGGCACAAAAGCG